TGGATACCTTATGCTCGGTCACACCGTCGCTCGCTAGCAGGCCATTACTTTATTTACTAGTGGCAGTCACGCTATGGCTGCTGTGAGACGCGAAAATTTCGATTTCTTCCGCAGAGAGATTGTTCCCAACTCCTTCGAACCGGTTGATTGCCCTTGCGAATGCTGGAAGGACTCGCGTAAGACCCCTGAGATCAGGTTGTTGCAAACATGCGTCAGCGCATGGAGATATAACAACATCAACAAAAATGCCAATGCTAAATGCTCGAGATCAGGGTATGAGCTGCGCGGTTCACTACACTGTGATAGAGTTTGGGATGTCAATAGAACCATGGAGAAGCTTGACATCATCAATGAGTTTTTGACCTGTGACGCGATGAAGGAATTGCACGATGAACCTTCTTTAGTCCATGACGATTACAGCAAGCCAGCCATCATTAAATCAGCCACCCCAGTTCCGGTGAAGCTTCCTTATATGGTGAATAAAAGAATACTGGGGAATAATCGCAAAATAAGGAAACTTATGTTTGAGAGCATGAAAAAATATGGCATGGCGAAGAACTTGTCCAGATACGTCAAACCTGAGGGTGATCAGAGTTATCACTACGACACAACGTCTTTAGGGCATCTAGCTCAAGCATTCACATATAAAATAGCAGCCCCCAAGCGTGCTAGCAATTAAAGCAGATGGCTGGATCTTGTCAGTATTTAGCAAGCCGCTGTTGACTATTGCCTCAAATAAGTGGATGTTAGCCCCATTGAATCCCTGTACGACCACTACGTTGAGTATGTGAAGAACAAGAAAGCCATCACCCAAACGCGCAAGTCTATGCTGTTGAGAATGTTAGACACCTAAACTTATGAGAAACCATCTATAGTCCTTGAAGCAACCAGGAGAATCATGACCAAAACAGAACTGTTGATGAGTTCTGTACGAACTGCTCGGCTATTAGCATTTTATGGTGAATTCACAAGAGTAATGACCGGTTATGTTGCTACTCAAGTCCAGCATGTCATTTACAAACTGCCGGGTTTCGTTAAAGGTCTCAACGGAGATTAGATGTGTGGACTGTTGAGTGACTTTGTGCAGAAACAGCTTGGATATGCCGCAAACACTGACTTCTCTTCTTATGACTCCACTCAAAATTGGATGCACATGGTGTATGAGAGTGAGCTTTTGAAAAGATGTTTGCCTGAGGGTCACTTGCACATGCTCGATCTGTGGAATGGTCTCACATTCGGTGATTTAGCCGCTCAGTACTGCGGTGTTCGTTTCCACGGGAAGGCGAGTCGAGATTCGGGGAAGATCACAACGTCGCTTGGAAACACTATCTTGACATGGTCAGTTATCTAGATGTGTTTCATTGAGTACCTTATGGACCACAAGAACTTGAGCTGGGATGACTGCTTGAACATCATACGGAATCGCGGTGGTGTTCACACTTTGCAGGACATGGGTG